TTTAGAACAGATACAAAGGATATGGAATTTGCTATTCCAGACGGATACACAACATTGTCCACAGCAAATTATCCAGAACCATCCATCAGCCCATTAAACGGAGAAAAGCCAGCAGATTATTTCAATACAGTTTTATATACTGGTAATGGTGGCACACAATCTATTACTGGGGTGGGTTTTACACCAGATTGGGTTTGGTTTAAAGAAAGAAGCCAATCAAATGACCACGCGATATTTGATGTAATAAGGGGTATTGCTAAAAGATTAGAAAGTAACAATACTGACGCAGAAGTAACTATGAGTCCAGTCAATGCAATTACATCTTTTGATAGTGATGGGTTTTCTTTAGGTGCAAATGCCAATGTAAATGAAAGTAGCCAAACATATGTCGCATGGAATTGGTTGGCAGGAAATACAACAGGAGGTTCTAACAGTGATGGTTCAATAACATCAACTATTGATATAAATCAAGAGGCAGGGTTCAGTATCATCAAGTATACAGGAACAGGTTCAAATGCAACGATTGGTCATGGTTTGGGTAAAACACCAAAATGGGTCATTGTCAAAAAACTTAGCGAGGCAGGTGATTGGGTTGTTTGGTCACAAGGTATGGGAGATGGAACAAAATATATGGTTTTTACAAGTCAGGTATTATTGACAGCTAGTAATATTTGGAATAGCACCGTCCCAACATCTTCAGTGATTTCTATTGGCACTCATGCCACAACGAATGATGCCAGTGAGGCTTTTATCTGTTATGCTTTTGCGGAGATTGAGGGATACTCAAAGTTTGGCAGATATACAGGAAATGGGGAGTCCTCAGACGGGACTTTTGTATACACAGGATTTCGCCCTGCTTATGTTTTAATAAAAAATATTGATGATTCACATTCTTGGAGATTGCATGACAACAGAAGACCTTTTGATAATTTGAATGGACGTATTGGAAGTCTGAGTCCTGATGGAGCAGGGCCTGAAGGTGCTATAGGTTTAGAGATTGATATATTGAGCAATGGATTTAAACCTAGAACAAACAATGATTCAATGAACGCATCTGAAACATATATTTATATGGCTTTTGCTGAGATGCCTTTTAAATACGCAAACGCAAGATAGGAGAAAAACATGGTGTGGAAATATGGCACAAAAACATTATCAGTAGGGCAAAGTTGGAAAACAGATGATGGTTTGTTGCAACCGTCAAATTGGAACATATGGGATAAAGATACTAAAGCAAAAATGGGTGTTGTGTGGTGGGATGATCCAGAGCCTTTTGATGCAAGGTTTTATCTTGGTTGGAAAGAAGATGGCAAAACACTTATTGAAAGAAAAATTTCTGATGAAGATGCAAAAGATGAAGATGGTAATTTGCTTAAAGATGAAAATGGCAATCAAATTGTCAATAAAGGTCTGAAAAGTGAGTGGGTCGAACAAACAAAAATATCTGCTAACAATAGATTGTCAAAAACTGATTGGTATATAATCAGAAAAACGGAAGCAGGAACGTCAGTGCCTAATAGTATTGCAGATTATAGATCCGCAGTAAGGACAGCATCAAAAAACATTGAGGACAAAATAAATGCTTGCTCTGATTTTGCGGCTTTTAAAAAATTATTTGACGCACCAACGGACAAAAATGGCAAACCAACAGGCAAAGCTCCAATTTTTGACTTCCCAAATGAGGTGACAGTATGAGTGGTTTAAAAGTACATACCGCACCAAGTGTTGAGCCAACAACAGATGCAGAAACTATAGCATACCTTAGAACGGACACAGGGGTAGATACCACACTAATTCAGAACCTTGTTATCGCCGCTAGGGAATGGGTTGAAGAATACTTAAACAGGACACTGATAAACACTACCTATCAGTTATTTTTAGATTCTGTCAGTGAAACAGATGTGCCTCTGAAAGAAGGTTTTTATACAGGGTTTTTTCGTATGCCAAAAAACAATTTTATAGAACTCCCCAGACCGCCCACAAGTTCTGTAACCCATGTGAAATATTATGCAGATGATGATAGCGTAACAACTTGGGCTACATCTAACTATTATGTAGACAATATAAGACAACCTGCAAGGATAGTTTTAAGAGATGATGGCTCATGGCCTACAGATATCCGAAAAGCAAATGGATTAGAGGTTCAGTATGTTTCTGGATATGGTACAAATAGATCAGATATACCAGAGCCTATAAGAATGGCGGTGTTGCAGTATGTGGCTCACCTTTACGAACACAGAGGCGATACAGAAGCAAAAACAGTAGAACCACCTGCTATGCTTAAATCTTTGCTACAACCTTACAAGATAGACAGGTATGGAGTTAGTATGTATGGGAGAACTTATTGATGCCTATTGGCAAGATGCGTCACAGTCTTACAATACAAGCCCAGAGTCGTTCAAATGACAGTGCAGGGGGTGCAAGACGTACTTATAGCACTTTGGCTACTGTAATGGGCAGTATTGAGCCTGTAGGGGGAAATTTACGGCTCTATGGCGATCAGATAGAAGGGGTCAGCACCCACAAGATTACAATACGATATAGAAATGACGTTACTACAAAACACAGAATAAATTATTCCGCAGACAGTAGAATATTTAAAATAAACAGAATACTTAACTTAGGCACAAGAGACAGATATTTAGAAATGCTTTGTGAAGAAGGTGTAGCGACCCCATGACAAGAGTATCCGTATCAATAAAGAGAAGAGAGACAAACTTCAACAAGGTCACAGATAGCTACAGAAAAAAAGCTATTCGTTTGATTGGTCAGGCAGGTAACATGGTCAGAAATACAGCAGTGACAAGTATTCAACAAGGGTCAAAGAATGGTAGGGTGTATCAAAAATATACACCAAGAAGAACACATACAGCATCAGCCGCAGGTCAACCCCCTGCAACAGATACAGGTTTTCTAGTGCAGAATATTAACTTAAAAATTGATGTGGACAGATTAGGTGCGAGTGTTGAAAGCAATGCAGATTACAGTGCGGCTTTAGAATTTGGTACTAGCAAGATGGCGGCAAGACCTTTCATGCAACCTGCGTTAGAAGAAAATAGACCAAAGATCAGACGTAAACTAAGTGAGTTAAAGTTATAATGGCACTATACAGTTTTGAATTACAGAAATCTTTATTCAGTCGCTTGAATGGTGGTAGTATTGTAGACGAAAATGACCAAGCTATAACAGGAGTTTTTGACGATGTGCCAGAAGGAACAGCGTATCCCTATGTGGTAATAGGCGAAGAAACAGCGACCAACATAGGCACAAAAGATAAGGATATGCATGAATACACACAAACCATTCATGTATGGTCACAATACAGGGGAATGAGAGACGTGAAAGAAATTATGGAACAAATATATACTTTGTTAAATGATTTTGCTATAAGTGTAAGTGGAGCTTCAGCAATTACACTGAGACATGAGTTTCAGACAGTATTGTTAGAAGATGATGGAATTACTCGACATGGTATCATGCGATTTCGTGTCGTTGTATCAGATAGCTAAAAAAGGAGAAAGATATGGCGGCACAATTAGGAAAAAGCCTTTTATTAAAAATAAATGTCAGTGGGTCAATGACAACCGTTGGTGGTATGCGTTCAACATCAATGACCTTAAATGATGAGATGGTTGATATCACTAACAAAGATAGTGGTTCACAAAGAAATTTATTAGCGGCAGGCGGTGTGTCAAGTATGACTATAACTGCTTCAGGTGTGTTTACAGATACAGCCGCAGAAACACATCTTAGATCAAAGTTTGCAACATCAACATTCGAAAGCTACAATGTAATTGTTCCAGATTTAGGCACATATGCAGGAACATTTCAAATTACGTCACTAGAGTATGCAGGAGAATATAACGGAGAAGCAACTTATTCGGTTACTTTAGAGTCAGCAGGTTCAGTAACATTTAGTGCGGCATAAAATGGCTATAATCCCTGGGAATTACTTAATAAAAACAAGGACTTAGAAGAAAATGGCTTGGAATGAAGTAAAAATAAAAATCGGTGAAATGGAGTTTGATGCGTTCCAGAATACGAGTCAGATAAATTTATTCACAATCCCATGCAAAATGGAGATGAGTGAACTGACAGAATTTCATCTTGGCAGAGCCAAACATAAGGTTGTCAAGATTGAGGACTTTGCCCAAAGGGGTGAAGTATATTTAGTAGAAACTAATAAAGGAGCAAAGAAAAATGACAAATCCGAAGAGGGGGGAACTGACGCTGAAGTTGGGTCAGAAGAACCTCAAAGCGAGAGTGACACTTGACACCATATACACTATGGAAACTGCATTGGATAAATCAATTATGCAAATTGCCCAAAGTTTATCAAATGGTCATTTAAAAGTTACAGAGCAGGTGGCTATTCTTTTACCTGTCATAAGAGCAGGAGCAAATGATGTATCAGAAAAAGAAGTAGGTGAAATGGTATATCAGGCAGGAATAGCAGACACTCTAAAAGCTATAGGTGATGTTGTAACTGTTGTTATGTCAGCAGGACAAACAGAGGGAAACGTAGAGGAGGCGGTGGAGTAAAAGTAGACAGATTCCCCTATGACGAATGGATTAAAACAGTAGTCGGAAAAATGGGTTTTACCCCAGATATATTTTGGCAAATGAGTTTTGAAGAATTATATTTGGCAGTAGAGGGATTTGCAGAGTTTCATTCGGGTGGTAAGCCGCCACCACTCACAAGGGATGAGCTAGAAGAATTGATGGAGTTGTACCCAGACTAATGGCTACTGAAGTTGATAAACTACTGATACGGATTGAAGCCGACCTTTCTAGTGTGAGGCGGCAGTTAAACACGTTAGACAGACAGGTTCAGCAAAAAACTCGATCTGTTTCTAAAAATTTTAACAGAATTGCAAGCGTTGCAAAAGTTGCTTTAGGTGCTGTTGTTGTACAGCAAGCAGGCAGGGCAGGCTTGGCTCTTGTAAATCTGGCATCAGATGTAGAAGAAATGCAAGGCAAATCGTCAGTAGTGTTTGGTAGGTTTGCTAATGAAGTAAGAGCAGAACTTGCTAAGTTTGGTGCAGAGGTGGGCAGAAATCGTTTTGAGTTAGAAGGTATGGCATCAAGTATTCAAGATACGTTTGTGCCTATGGGTTTTGCTAGAGGTGAAGCGGCAAAACTATCAGTTGAATTGACAAAATTAGCTACAGATGTTGCGTCTTTCAATAATGCGTCAGACACAGAAACTATGGC